TGGCTCTGTGCGACGGCTTTCAGCTTGGCGTTGTACTCGTCGAGGCTCATGCCGCGCGAGCCGTCACCGTACTGGTTGGCCAGATCGATGCGCTGGGCGTTGGCCTTGTCGTCAATGCTGTTGAACTGACCGGACAATGCTTTCTGCCGATCACCTTGCCCGAGGCCTGCTGCGTCACGTTGCCCTTGCTGGCGAAGCGTGACGGCCTGCTGTTGAAGCGCATCGGTGTAGGTCTTGATCGCCAGAGCCTGCTTCTTGACCCTGCCCTCTTCGTTGGTCGCGAGCACTTCAAGTTCGCTGTCGGCGTCCTTCTGGGCCTTGACCATGCTGGTACGAGCATCGGCGATCTTCTGGTCCAGCTGAATCCGTTGTTCGCCAGTCGTGCTCGACTTGTCCTTGACTGCCTCCAAAGACGCAATCTCTGCCTGATAGGCTCCGGTGACCTCATCACGTTCTGCCCGGATCAGCGCAGTGCGCTGGTCGAGGTAGGTTTGCTGCGTGATCAGACCGGCTTTCTGCTGCGCCTCAAGCTCTTTGGTGGAGTTCGAGTAGGTTGTCTGCAGATCCTTGATCGCGTTCTGGGCGTCGTTGTACCCAGTCAGGTTTAGCTGATTCGCCTTCCCGGCCGGGTCCTTGTTCTTGTCCTTGATGTTCTGGATGTTCTTGGCGACGACATCAGCCTGGACCAGCGGGTCGTTAGGGTTGGCCGCGCGCAGCTTCTCCACGTCGCGCTGATATTCCTTGATCAGCTTGTTGCGCTTCTCCTCGTTGCTGAGGTTGGCATCGCTGAGTGCCTTGAGCTTTCCAGCGGCCTCGATGCCTTCCTGCTGAACCTGGACCCGGTCTCCAATGAACTTGGTTCTGGCCTTCTCGGCATCGATCTGCAGCTCAAGGAAATCGAGGTCCTTTCTGTCCTGATCCGTGCTGCGGGTATCCAGCCCCAATGCCATGGCGCGCCCGCCACGGCCTTGATTCGACTTCAGGTGCTGGCGAATTTCTTCCGCTTGCTGCTCAAGGGTCTGGGCCCGGCCGACGTTGAGCGTGGCATCCAGCGCGCCAAGAGCGGCAGACTTGATTCCTTTCCAGGCGCTTTCGATCAGCCCTAAGTTCTGGGTGATCTCACCGGTTCTGGAGTTGATGGTCGAGGCATAGGTGTCGGTCAGTACCTTGGCGGCGCCGATGGTGTCGCCCTGCTCCTTCAGCGCAACGATCTGCGAATAGACCGCAGCCGTCAGGAAGCCGTACTGGTCGTTCAGCTCTTTTGCTGCGGCAACCGGGTCCTTGGCGATCTTCGCAAACTCGGCGATGGTTGCATCAATCGCTTTGCCGGTAGTTTTCTCCATCTCCAGCGCAGCCGTGGCGATCTCGCCAAAGCTTTCACCTGCAATTTGACTGTTTCCGGCCAGCTTGGCCAGCACCTCAGCAGCAGCGCCTGTGGTCCCGACGGTCGCACTGACTTGGCCGGCAAGCGTAGCCAGTTGGTCAGCACTTGTGCCGGCCGCATTACCGGTGAGAATCAGTGCATTGTTGTAAGCAGTTGTTTCTTGGGAGCCCTTGTAATAGGCAACACCCAGCAGCGCGGCGGCAGCGGCAGCGGCAGTGAATGGATTGACCAGGCCAGCAACGTAACCACCCAGCGCACGCGCAGCAGGACCAATCCCGCCGAACATGTCCTTGAGCTGACCGCCTTGTTGCAGCAGGACTTGCAGTGGAGCCTGACCACCTTGAAGACTGGTGATGATGTCAGTTACCTGGGCCGGTACTCCACGCAAGGCCTGAGCCGTCTGCTTGGCTGATATTCCAGCGGCCTCTGTCTTTTTGGTCAGGCCTTCAGCAGCCTTCTCAGCGGCCTTCGTCTCGGCCGCCATCGCCTTGATTGAAGCACTGGCCTTCTTACTCTCACCGGACAGGCTTTCCGTGGCCTTCTCGGCCTTCGCGCCAGCCTGCGCCAAGCTGTCCAGTTCAGTGGATGCCTTGGCTACGTCACCGGTCTCTACCTTGATCCCAAGGCTGGCGATGTCTTGTGTCATGCCGATCTCCTGACAATAAAATTCACTTCGCCTCAGCCATGACAGCGAGCGCTTCGGCCTCCATTACTTGAAGGTCAGGAAAAAGTTCGGGGATTTGCCGCTTCTTGATGCCGATGAGGGCTGCCACTTCGCGGACGACCGAGTAATCCAGCCCAGTCGCTCCAGCGGCACCGGTGCGCCACTGGGTGCCGAGCGCATTGAACAGGCGGAAGACTGGCCAGTTGTCTGGCCAGATTTCCGTGTCGCCTTGGTCAAGGTCGGCCAATGTCAGCCCTATTTTCGCCAGCTCTTCGGCATTCGCGCTACGCTCGTACAGGGCGCGCGCGGCGGCAATCAGTTTCCCCTGCGGGCTACCGCATAGGCAGCCTGATAAGCCTCAATAACGGCCGCTGGAGCGCCGACGCAAGTCGTTACCAGATCGGTGATTGCCTCATCGGTAAAGGTCTCTTCGAAGGTCCATCCGACGACGATGTCCTTGAGTTGGCCAGCCTCCAGAGCAATCTGCCCGGCAGTAGCCTGCTCCCAGGTAGAGCCGTCCTTGATCGATTCCTTGATCAGCATATCGCGCTCGGCGTTCCACTTGTCGTAGTACTTCGACAGCTCCTTGCGGTCTCGGTACTTGAACTCGAACTCGACCTTTACCGGGTCGAGGCCGACACGCGGAATCTCGACTTCAGCCTTGAACGTGGCGTTCTGGGCAATCTTGAAACTGGCCATGTGTTCCCCTTACGACGTGTAACGAGTTGGGTCGGCTTGCTGAGCAAGCGAAACAATCTTGGTCAGGACGTTGTTGCGCGAGATGGTCGGCTGCTTCGAGAACGAGGTGTAGACGCCGTAGTAAATCTTATCGGTGCCTGGCAGGTTCATACGAGTGGCCTGGATACTGCGGGCGGCATCGGCGGCGTTCACGACCGACACATAAGGCAGTGCGGGATCGTCAGCAACGGTGATGGTCATGCTGGCGGCCGACTTGTCGGTTGGGATCTGGAAGCCTTGCTGAGCTTCGAGGAACGCGACGTCGGTGTAGTTCTGCTCGCCACCAGCTGAAGCGAAGTCAGTCACCTGCGGGATCTGCACCCAAGTCAGGACTTTCTTCAGGGTGCCGGCACCGGAACCAGCCGGATAAACGGTGGTGTCCGTAGTGTCGATTGTTTCCAGGGTGATCGCGGTTGCGGTTGCGGTCTTGACGCGAACCACTCGGTTATTCAGTGCAGTCCAGCCGGAAGCAACCAGCACGATGTCGCCGGCGACCAGTGTGGCGCCCACAGTCGTGCAGACCGCTTCAGTGGCATTCGTGACTGCAGAAAAAGCGAGTGCAGTGGCATAGGTGGCGCCATGTTCGAATGTCGCACCGTTCGGAAGTTTTACGGCCATTGGTGTTTCCTCTTTGCAGAAATGACAAAACCCGCTCAATGGCGGGTTCTGGGTTTGCCCAATGGGCGGATTAGTGGTTTGTTGCGGTGAGGCGTTTATGCCTGACCGATACGCTTCCATCTGGCTGGGTATACGAAGGCGGGCAGTTTGGGATAGGTCTCGAACTCAATCCACCAATCAATACCCTCGGCGATGGTCTGCGGGCAACTGTCTAGCAGCTTGAAGCCTAACGATTCGGACAGCTCGCGCATGACGACCCATGCATTGCGCCTTTCACCCGCGTCATCTGCCGAATTCAACGAGTAGAACACCCGGGCCTGTGACGGTATATCTGGGTTTATCGATGCAGTTTTCTTGTCATCCATTGCGCACACCTCTGATTCATTTGGCCTAGTATCGCCGATAACTCAGGTCGTGTCGGCCCGGTACTGGATCGACAGCGGCAGCGTGGTGGTCGTATCGCCCTGCTGGGCTGAGCCAGTGGACATCGGTGCGCGGACGTAGACGGTGAAAGTCGTTTTGGTCAGGCCGAGGTTGTTCGGGAACAGCGCGGCGATCTCGTCAGCGATTGACTCAGCGGCGCCGCGACCGATACCGGCCTTGGTCACCACGCTGATCTGAAATACGCCACGGTAGGCCGTGTGTTTGCCTTCGAGGTCTTCGCTGGTAGTGTTGGCTGGCAGCAGAAAGGCTCGCAAGTAGGGCGAACCATCGGCTGGAGGTGTGTAGGCAACGTCCTCATAGGCAATCGGCAGTGCCGGAACCCTGGCAGTCGCCCACGTCTTCAGGCGACCTTCAAATAGGCTGCGGATGATCTTGTCTGACATCAGGGAAGCTCTCCGATCGCCTTATCTATGAACATCTGAACTTCCAGCACCGAGACACGAACAACGCCAGCAGGCGCCTGACTTGAATGTCCGTACTCGAGACGCTGCGCATACGGGAGGTTGTTCATCATCCAGATGGTCCCGACCTGAGTCGTGAAGCCCTGAATGACGTCTGCACCCTCGCCTTTCGAGTCATTGCCCGATGGGTCGATGCGCTCAAGCGTGCCAGTCTTGGCCACGTCGAAGCTGACCTGCCAGTTACCACGGAAGCGACCTCCGACATACCCGCCGCCGGCCGTAAGGTCCATGCCGTCCTTGATCAATCGCCCGGGCTTCATCCGCCCATTCTTGGTCAGGTTCGCGGGATCGTTGCGCAACTCGGCATTCAGCCGGGACACTTCGTTGTTGTACTGGGTCGCGGTTGCGTTGGCCGCCCATAGCTCTGGGTTGCCGACGGGGGAGCGATCCACTACAGCGCCAAGCAGGTCGATGGCGACCTTCTTGATGACGATCTCGGCGTTACCCTTCGCCTTCTCGGCGAATGCCTTCAGGTCCAGGGAGAAACTCATTTTCGTGCCTGTACGCTGAAGCCGACGTTGAGGCC